GTGGATAAACGGAAAGGACGTACGAAGAAAAGCGTTCGGTCTGGTGTCGTAGCAAGAAAAAAAACAACTGATTTTTTAGAGATTGGTGAACTACTTATTCACGCTAAGAAGGCTTCTGGTCGAGCACCAAGTACAATTAATACGTATCACAGCAGAATGTATGTCATTCGTAAATACGTTGAATTTACTGGCGCTAAACTCGATATAACGAAGCTGTCCACAGAAGATTTTCAAGACTTCATAGTATATATGCTTGAGGACCATGTTAAATTCGAAAAGCATGCGTATAAGAAATACAAAGAACAAACCGTTGGCTTATCTCCAAGATCGGCTAATGACGTGTTAAAGTTCTGTCGACAAGTGTATGACTATGCCATTGAATACGAATTAGTCCAACACAGTCCATTGGACAGACTAGATTCGATCAAATATACAGAAAAGAAAATAGAGGTAATGTCACCTGATGAGGTAAGAAAATTCTTTGCATCTTTAGATCAGAAAAGTTATTCGGGTTTTAGGGATTTTGTAATTTCAACTTTCTTATTAGACAGCATGTGTCGTATCAACGAAACCTTACACCTCAAAGTACAGGACTTTGATTTTAAGCAGAATTATGTTCGTATTGATGCTCAGTATGCTAAAACAAGAAAATCACGCATTGTGCCATTCCAGAAACGTACTGGTAAGATGATACAAGAACTAATCGCAGAGAACGATGATTTCAACACTGACTATGTGTTCCTTGCCAATTACGGCGAACGAATGGAGACAAACCATTTTAGGAATCAATTAAGGCGCTATGCTAAACGTGCAGGGATGAAACGTCACTTCTACCCACACTTGTTTAGGCATACTGGCGCAACATGGTATCTTGAAGCAGATGGAGACATTAGACGTTTGCAGATAATACTAGGACATGCTGACTTGAGGATGACAGAGAGGTATACGCATCTAACAGGTAGAAGCATTGCTGAATCGCATGAAAAGCATTCTCCAATGAACCAAATCATAGGTAATTTGAACAAACCGAGAAAGATGTAATGACGAAGGCAGAAACCGCTAGTTATTAGTAGGTCTGCCTTTTTCTATTTGGGAAAGAGTTTGGACAAAGAAAAGAACAAAATAAGATCAAAAAAGGATCAATCACAGCGATTTAAACGTGTTATTCTGTTATTACTAAAAGAGTATCTATTCACCCTGTGGGAAGTATAAAAAATTTATAAAAATATTCTGAAATATACTACCTTTCTTCCTTGTTTTATGCTATACTAAAGGTAACAAATACAAGGGAGTGATAAGGATGTTTAAGGCAATTTTTAGTTTCGTGAGAATTATAGGTGACATTAAAGCTGCTGGTAACGGTACTTATCACAAGCGGGCGGCAAGAAGAGCGATCAGAAGACCAATTAACAGAAGTATTAATAGGTTGTTCAAATAAAGCTATCCATGCTGTGGGTAGCTATTTATTTTGTCTTGTGACATTTGATGCAGGAAATTATCATCCACTGTCGAAGTTTGAGGGTGGAGGTGATATTATGATGAAAATTAAAGTTATTAGGGCTGGTTCTACAGGTACTTTAGAAACTAGTACCAATAATTTTTTAGAAGAGATTGGTGATAAATTTGTTGATTTCAAAATAAGTCCAAAAGATGACGCTGTATATGGTGTTATCTTATATAAGGAAGATTAAATTTAATCGAAAATCTGCAGCATCCATCATTAGGTGGGTGTTTTTTGTTCTATAAAGTTGCAGGAATTTGCCACCTTTTGACGAATAGTATTTCGTTGGGGGTGTAAAATGGAAAAAAATAAAGAAAAATTTCCACATAAAAAAGATTTTATTTACTGGGTGATTATCCTAGTAGCAATAATAATTTTTTTATTCGTTTGGAGAATTAATAATCATGAAGAAGTAGTCAGTCAAATATCTTTAGTTGGTAGTGTTTCATCGATCTTGTTAGCTTTGATAGCAATTGGATATGCGTTCTTTCAAACAAATAGCACGCAATTAGAATCTAAAAAAATGCTCGAGCTCTTGGAGAAAATGGATATAAAAGTTGACGAATTAGATGAAATTAAACAGGGTTTATCAAACATGGAGGGGGAATTCAGCAATTTTAAAAAGAATTCTCAGTTTCAATCAACTAAGCTTTATGAAGCGATAAAAAGCATGCCTGAAAAAATAGATATCTCTCCAATATATAATTATATGGAAAAAGAAATGAGGACAAAATTAACATCGGAAAATAAAGAGGAAATCGAGAAATTATATAAAGATCAATTTAATATAAAAATTAAATCACTGTTTAAATTAGAGAACGAACTTGAAGCTGCAATACTTAATTACATAGATGAAGAATTGGAAGTTGAGGAAAGTCTAAGTTATAGAAAATTAAATGAATTAACTCAGCTAGCAGGACTTACAAATGATGAAAGAGAAACAGCTATTGAGAAATTTTTAGCCTTCGGTTTAATAAAAAAAGTATTTAATATAAGGAAATTAAAAGACGATAGAAAAGTAAGAGTGCCTATTTTAATTAAAAATAAGGAAGTGAAAGGAATCTACAGAAAAGAAGATGAAGATGAAATCTAAATATATGTTATGACATGACATCCATTTACCAATGGGTGTTTTTATTATGTCTAAGGAGATGGTTAGAATGGGAATAGAAAGGCTTAACACTGATTACATGGGGCGGCCTAGAACATTAAAAGAACCAATATTCAAGTATCGACCTAGAAAAGGTGGCAACACGACTGCTTCAGTTGAACAACTGTTAGAGGATGATAATAATTATATGGTTGTGCAGCATCATTCGTTGGTTAAATCATTATCTCGATACCTTAAAAGCATCGGAGAAGAGTCAGCGTCCAAACGGATCTTAACTCTGCGACTTCCAAGGTTTGAAGGTCTTGATATTAAGAATTTGATTGTTGATGAGCTTCCATCTGACAAACAAGAATCTTACCTATTCATTAATACAATGCAAAGGCTCTTTAACGAATGCAATGCAGTATTCAATGAGGGTAACATTTATATTAATTACAGCAACGGAGTGAGGTGATTAGCCATGACTCAACTCGACTACGACTTAACCATGGTTGAACTGATTTGCTACCCACACGTAAAGCTTGAATCAAAGTTAGGCATCGACAATGCCATTGCAAATGGAGATCGAGATCAACGTTTCGATTTGTTCAATCTTAAATGCAATCCCGATGCAACGAAAGAAGAATCCAAATCCCTATTAGCAATTGTCTTTGACGAAATCCAAAAAGCAAAAGGTGAATTGAATGCCACCGAAACCGTTTCGTAATTGCAAATGTCCCGGCTGTGGGAAGCTAACACGGGATCGTTATTGTGAAGATCATGAACACCTAATCGAAAAGGATAAAAGGGATAAGTGGATTCAATATGATAAAACCAAAAGGTATAATGAAGATAACAAATCCTATCATGCCTTTTACAAATCACCACAATGGATAGGCATGCGTGAGGCAGTAAAGAGTAGAGACCTTGGTCTATGTGTCAAATGCAAATCGCAAAACAGATTAGTCCCAATGGATGTAGTCGATCACATCATACCAATTAAAGACGACTGGGCGCTACGTCTCAACCCGGAGAACCTACAGTCCTTATGTCATCCGTGCCACAATATCAAAACCGCAAGAGAGAATGCGAATCGCAAAAGGTAAACGACAAAAGCAAATGTCAAATACCAATTGTGATCTTGTATTCTCTTTTTGTTATGCCATCATCCTCTGTGCCTGTGATACACAGACATGGAGCAGGGCGGCATCGTCGTCATCAGCTGTGGACAACAACAGCATCAACACCCACAGCAACAACGACAACAACAACTCGAGCAACAGACAGGCTGAAAAAATTACAAACGTGGATGAAGGGAAACGAACGGAAAACTAATTCCAATTATCGTCAATACCCCCCACCTAAAATTGTTCAAAGACTAGCCTAGAACACCGCTCGGGCCGCCTTCTTTACAGAAACTTCGTTTTATTTTATTTTTTAACACTGGAAATAATTACCATTTTATCTGGAAGGGAGTGAAATTTATGGGTAGAAACGCAAAACCAATCGATTTGCATCTTGTGGGTGGAAATAAAAGCCGTAAGACTAAAGAAGAAATTGATAAGAGGAAAAAAGGTGAAGAACAAGTTAAATTCAAATCGGATAATATTGTAGTTCCAAATTGGTTAAGCGATCAAGGGAAGCAAATATTCGAGCAACTACTTGTTGAGTTTAAGTATACAGATTTACTAGTAAATGTCGATACCCATTTGCTCGGATTCTTCTGTGATGCTATGGATGATTATATTAATATAAGCGAAATTATTAGGTTAGATGGTTATAGTGATGGTGAGGGAAATGTAAATCAACTACTAACGAAAAAGAAACATTCATTTGATCAAGCTATGAAAGTAGCTAGTCAGTTTGGTCTTTCTCCAACGGATAGAGCGAAATTAGCCATGAGTATAGTAACGAAAGAAGTTACGAAAGATGATGGTGGATCGTTCAGTGGTCGTATATGAATCTTTTGGAAAGAGTTTATCAATACAGTGTTAACGTTGTTGAGGGCAATATCGTTGCCGGTAAAAAGCATAGACAAGCAGCGGCTAGGTTTTTAAATGATTTAGAACGATCAATTTATGATAAGGATTGTTATTTTTACTTTGATAATGATGAACTTGAAGAGTTTAACGAATGGGCGTCTTTGTTTAAGCACACGAAAGGTGTTATAGCTGGTCAACATATTCAATTAACAGATTTTCAATTGTTTCTAGCTGCTAATATAATCTGTTTTAAAAAGAAAGAAAATAACTACCGGAAAATATCGAGCGTTTATATTCAGTTAGCTAGAAAGAATGCTAAATCACAATTTCTTGCTATCCTTAGTAGTTACATTGCTTTCTTATCTGATCAAGTAGAAGAAGTATATATTTCAGGTTGGATGAAGGAACAATCAGACATTGTTTATCAAGAGATATTGAAACAACTTGAAAGGGTACCTTCTTTTGCTGGCAAATATAAAACATCTTACAATAGAATTCATCATTTGAAATCAGGTTCAATTATTAGGGCTTTGAGTCGTGAAGCAAGACAATTTGGTGAAGGTACAAACCCATCTTTAGCAATACTAGATGAATATCATACTCATCTTACGAGCGAAATTATGGAATCACTTGAAGAAGGTATGGGAGCAAGAGCAAATTCCCTTTCCGTTATTATTACCACAGCAGGGAGAAACCTAAATGCGCCGTGTAAAGCTGAATACGATTATTGTTCAAAGGTTGTCGATCCTGACAATCCAGTCGATAACGACAGCTACTTTGTAGCTATATGCGAGTTAGATGAAGGAGACGATCCTTTTGATGAGTCATTGTGGATGAAAGCTAATCCAATAGCAGCTACTTATCCCGAAGGCATGGAGTCTATAAGGAAACGTGCTAAAAAAGCAAAAGATGCTGCTGATGCAATGCCATCGTACCTTACTAAACGAATGAATATCTGGGTTAGTGCTCAAGAGAAGGGCTATTTAGATCTTGATAAATGGTCAACCTGCCTGTGGGAAGCCCCAATTGATATTACAAATAGAAAAGTCTACTTAGGACTGGATTTAGCAACAAAACAGGATTTGTGCTCATTAGGAATAGTCATCCCTCTAGGAAATGGTCGCTTCTACGTAGATTCTCATTCCTTCATACCGAACGAATCGCTTGAGAGCCGTATACAGAGCGATAGAGCGCCTTTTCGCCAGTGGCTAAGAGAAGGTTTACTAACTATGACAGACGGTGCTGTGACTGACTACAGCTACATCATCGACCATATCGAAAAGATCGTAAGAGATAATAAATGGAAAGTGCTTGAGATTGGTTATGATCCTCATGACGCTACTTACCTGAGCCAAGAAATGTCCGAAAAAGGATATACAATGGTTGAAGTAAAACAAAATATCGCTACTCAACATGAGCCACTTACTGAGTTTCAGGAAAAGGTATTAAAGAAAGAAGCTGTCCACAGCGGAAACGGTTTGCTAACCTGGTCGATAGGAAATGCGATTACCGTAAACAACAGTGATGACCGCATTAAATTAAGCAAAGCTAAGTCAACAGAAAGAATAGATCCAATCGCATCAGTTATTAATGCCTTCTCTCGGGCGATGCATGGAAACGAAACGATTGACTATAACAAGATGTTCTTGTCAAAAGGATTCAGCTTTTAGGAGGGCGTATGAGCGAGAAAAAAGAAAAGAAAAAGTGGTTTAAGAAATTCATGGCTCTATTGTACCTGATGTTAAATGACATATTCTTTTTAATTGGAGCAGCGTTTATTTTAGTAGCAACTTATAGATATAGCGTAAACATCGGTCTTATGTTGACGGGTGTATTTTTTATGCTTTATTCGTACTTATTATCTAAGCAAAGGAGGTGATTAGATGTTAATAGATCGATTATTTGAAAGCAGATCTGATCCCCCTGTGGGAAGCTGGTCACCAAAAAGCGTTCCTGAATGGGTGTTTGATGCTTTTGGTACAAAGGATACTGCGAGTGGCGAAAAGGTAAGTGAAAACACTGCTCTTGTTCATCCTGATATCTTTACATGTGTCAATGTCTTATCTGATGATATTGCAAAGTTACCTATTCATATGTTTCAGAAAAAAGATGGCGCTACACATCAAGTTAGCAATCATCCCGTTTCTAAGCTGTTATCATTACGTCCAAATAAATATATGACAGCCTTTACTTGGAAAAAGTTAATGATGGTTCATGTTGGTATATGGGGAAATGGATATTCTTACATCGAGACTGACAAAGACGGAAGTATAACGGCTTTTATTCCATTAAATCCAGCATACACATCTCCACATATTGATCCTAAAACTGGGTTGTTATGGTACGAAACAATGATTAATAATACCAGACACGAGTTAATTTCTGATGAGGTTCTACATTTTAAAGGTTTAAGTAATGATGGAATTATTGGTAAGTCACCAATAACTGTTTTGAGGGAACATGTTGGAGCTCAATCGGCTGCTACAAAGTATAACTCGAGACTTTACAAGAATGATGCGACTCCAAGGGGGATATTGAAAGTCCCTCAAATGTTAGAAGAAGATGCGAAAACATCTGCACGTAGAGAGTGGAAGCGTGTCAATAGAGGCGAGAATATTGCAATTATAGACGCGGGTCTTGAATATCAATCTATTTCAATGCCATTGCAAGATGCTCAGTTTGTTGAAAGCATGAAATACAATAAGGCTGTCATATCGGCTCTATATAAAGTCCCTATGCACAAGGTTAATGAACTTGACAGAGCAACATTCAACAATATTGAACATCAAGGTATTGAATACGTTAAAAATTCATTGCAGCCTTATATTGTTAATTTTGAGCAGGAGATACAGGTTAAAGCTTATACAAATCATGAGTTGGACGTTATGAATTACTACATTAAGTTTAACGTAAACAGTGAATTACGTGGTGATTCGAAAAGCCGGGCAGAATTTTACGAGATCATGCACCGCATTTCAACAATGAATCCAGATGAAATAAGAGATAAAGAAGATATGAACCCTATCGAAAATGGCGATAGATATATGAGTTCATTGAACTTTACGTTCTTAGATATTTTAGAGGATTATCAGCTTGCTAAATCAGGAGCCATGAAAGGGGGTGGTGAAAATGGACAAGAATCAGGAACTTCGTCATCTAACAACGAAGATTGAAGTTAGATCGTTAGAAGGCGATGAAAATAACGGTGATGTTGTAGAGGGATATGCACTCAAGTTTGAGAAATGGTCTGAGCGTTTGTATTATTTCAAAGAGATTATTTCGCGGAATGCTTTAGAAGGTGCGGATATGTCAAATGTAGTTGCTTGTTTTAATCATAAACAAGATTATCCTCTTGCACGGAGTACAGTTGAGGGCGATACTGGAAAGCTTGAATTATCCGTAGATAACATCGGATTACGATTTAAATTCAAACCTACAGCTACATCGTATGCAAAAGATTTAGTAGAAAATATCCGTTCGGGCGTTGTGAATCAATGTTCTTTTGTCTTTACGATGGATCATTCAGATGAATCGGCTGATGAGTGGCGATACAATGAAGAAGACGACATTTACGAACGTCGCATTAATAAGTTTGCATCAATTAGAGACATATCAATTGTCACCACTCCTGCCTACTCAGATACGGAAGCCGTTGTTGGCGCTCGTAGTAAAGAGAAGGTCGATCAGCTGTGGGAAGCAAGAAACAAACCAAAACAAGATATTGAAAAAATGAAACTGGAATTAGACCTGTTAGATATGTAGGTCTATTTTTTATGCTCAAAAATCGAGAGGGGATTAATTAAAATGGATAAACACGAACGCGAGTTACGACAGTTATTGAAAGAAAAGCGAGATGCAGCACAAAAGGCTATTGAAGAAGGTAAGAATGAAGAAGCTCGTACCTTGTTGGATGAAGCGAAAAATACTAAAGATCAACTGGATATGTACCTTGAAAATCGTAGCTATGAGCCACCTGCAACTGAGGGAAGAGGTGTTACAACTCCACCAGTAAACAATGAGGGGCAACAAAATGAAAATGAGGAACAACGCGAATTCACAGCAACAAAAGAATACCGTCAAGCTTGGTTCAAAGTTCTAACTGGTAAGGATGATGACCTTTCCACAGAAGAGCGCGATATGCTTCAGAAGGTAATCAAAGAAAACCGTCAATTGTCTGCTGGATCAGATAAGGATGGTGGTTACACGGTTCCAGAGGATATCTCACGTGAAATCCTTAAATCCATTCATGAAATGAATACGGTTCGTAACCTTGTTACTGTTGTTGGTAAAAACATGCCGTCGGGTAACTTCACTGTTCGTAAAGGCGTGGCTCAAAAGCTTTACAATACCGCTGAAAAAGAACAAATTAAAGAATTGAAGAACATGGAATTTGACCAAATCACTTGGAACGTTAAGAAGTTTGCTGGTTTCTTACCAATCTCTAGCGAATTACTTGATGATTCATTCTTGAATTTCACGCGTGAAATCATTGATTGGTTATCTGAATCAGCACTTACCACAGAGAATGATGAAATTTTCTACGGTACTGGTGATACAAACGTTGAAGGTCTTTTAACAAATGATGTGTTCAAGCGTATTAATGCCCCTGCTGAAGTAACAATTAAATTCTTGCGTCGTGTGAAGAACTCAATTGTTCAAGGATACCGTCGTAAGGCAGTATGGGTAATGAATACAGAGGCATTTGAATTACTCTCAAACATTGAAGATAAAAATGGCCGAGGAATCCTTGCACCTGATCCACGAAATGAGGATTCGTTTAATTTATTTGGACGTCCGGTACAAGTTTATGACGAGATCATAACAGATGAGGAAGCGAAAACAACACAAATCATGTTTGGTGATATCAAGCGTTGTTACCGCATGTTTGACCGTAAACGGTTTGAAATTAAATCAACTGACGTAGGAGCAGATGCTTTCTTGACTGATCAAACTTACTTCCGAGGTATTGAACGTTTTGATGGTCGAATTGTAGATCCTGAAGGTGTAATTATCGTTGAAGGATTGAAAGTTGCAGAAGCTGATGATTTAACACCCTAACCAACCCCAAGCATTGACATCCAGCGCTGACAGTCATTCTGTCACGTTGGAGTGGTCATAGGGGAAGAAAGGAGAATGATGATGCCTACTTATAATGTGTATCGCAACGGTGAGCAAGTCGCTAATGGATTGACGGAAAAGACGTATACAGATACAGATGTACAGCCAAATACAGCTTACGAGTATCAAGTAAGTGCTGAAAACGAGGTGGGGGAATCTGAGTTATCTGAGCCTATTGAAGTTGAAACTGATCGTATCCCTGTGGACAGCATCAGCGCCACACCGACCACAGCCACCATAGCACCCGAGGAAACCCAACACATTGACGTTACCGTGTCACCTGACGATGCAAGCGAAAAGGGAGTGTCTTACTCTTCCTCTGATGCTTCTGTTGCTACAGTCCGCACAGGAACGATTACAGGTGTAACTGCTGGTACTGCAACAATTACTGTTACGTCCAAGGATGATAGTAGTAAGCGTGCCACTGTTGAAGTAACCGTTGTGGAGCCTGAGGAACCAGAAGATGCTGAGTGAAGTTAAGCAGTATTTAAGGGTGTTTGATGAATCTGAGGAAGAAGATCTTGAGATTCAAATGATGATTAAAGCAGCTAAAAAGTCTATTAAGATTTCCACAGGGAAGAGATTTAACGAGAATGATGACCTGCATCGTCTATGCTTGTGTCTCTACGTGTCTCACAACTACGAGAACCGTGGTATTTACACGTTAGACAAGCATAAAGATCTTTCCTTTAGCCTTAATCAAATGCTTACCTTAATCAAATATGGGAGTGATGATGATGCGCAAGTCACCCCGAATGATTAATGCTGGTCACTTTGATAAAAAAATTGAGGTGCAAGCCTATAAAGCTGATTTTGATGATGATGGTATGTGGGTTGAGGATTATTTTAAATTCATGTCTTCTATGGCCTACATCTTCGTCAACCAGCTAAAACAAGTCACTGAAAATGATGTACAAACCGTTGAAGGTTACACGGAAATGACCATACGACAAAGCAAGAAGTCAATGGAAGTTGAAAAAGGCATGAGAGTGCTGTGGAAAGTATACGGCAAAGATAATGTTTACGAGGTTGATGATATCGACTACCGTCCTGCCGACAACATGTACATCACCCTCAAATGTATAAAGGTGTGATCCTATGAGTCTTGAAATTGTAAATTGGGATGCCTTGTTGAAACAAGTAGAAGAGATGGGGCGCAACGTTAACAGAGCCGAGAACGCCGCCATTAAAGCAGGAGCAGAAATCGCCGTACCGATCATGAAACAAGAAGTCCCAAGGTCAGGCATCAGCGCCGTTGATTATAAGCACATGGTTGACGATATACAAGTAGGACGGGTTAAAAACGTCGATGGTGTAAAAGTCGTTGAGGTGGGACCAACAGATGGTAAGGGTGGTACAAGGTGGCGTGCTAACTTTCTTGTTAACGGAACAAAGTTTATGCCGCCTAATGATTTTATTCTAAGAACCGCTCAAAGGACTAAGGGTCAGATCCGAGCGGCTATGCTTACCGAATTACAAAAGAAAGTGATGCGGTGGTCATGAAGGTATTAGATGGAGTGGTTCAACAGGCATTATGGAATGATCCCGTATTGTCTCAGTCTGTGGGAAGAAAAATCTGGCGAAACACTGTCCCTTCTGATTTTGAAAGTGACTATCCATTCATGAGAGTAGCAGAAGTTGATAACTTCCCTACTGAATATGAAGATGACCGTTCAACGATGGATCATTTATTTATTCAAGTTGATGTATGGGATCGTAACCCGGATAGATTGTTGCCTGAAATAAACAGGGTGATGGTCGATCTGGGTTTTACTCGTGCAAACGTTAGGACAGAAAACGATGCACAAAAGAATGAAATAAGAAAAATAATGCGTTACCAAATTAAAATTTAAAGGGTGATATTGATGAAACAAGGAGCAAGCTCATACATTGGTGCTAGAGATTTAGTTGGTGCTGAACTACTTACAGATAATGAGGACGGGGTAACTTATGGAGAGATTATTAAAATAGCACCATTAAAAGGTGTTTCCATTACTCAAAACTCTAATAATTCACCTGATTATGCGGACGATGGTGTAAATGAAGTCATCTCCTCTGATGGAGCAATTAATTTATCGCTTTCCACAGCTGGGATTGCAGACTCCGTTAAAGCCAAACTACTTGGATTAGAATACGATAAAGGTGCAACAAGATACCATAAAGATCGTATTTCACCTTATTTCGCAATCGGGTTTAAGTCGAGAAAAGCTGACGGTTCTGATGGTTATGTTTGGTTATTTAAAGGTCGATTTGCTTTGCCGAACCGTGAACACAATACAAAAGAAGATACAGCTACACCACAAGGTACAACATTAGAAGCGGTATTTATTGAACGTAAGTTTGATGGTGAGCCGATGCACACGCTTGATACAGCAGTTGCAGATGAAGAAGTTGTTGCAGATTACTTTAAGAAAGTATTTGGCGCGTCTGAAACAGAAACTCCCTAACACTCCCCAATCATTGAGTGGGACAAGTACAGCAAATCAAATATCTCTGTCCTGGTCATAGGGGCACTCGTGGGTTGGCATAACGCCAGCCCTTTTACTTTATAACAAAGGGTGATTACTAATGGAAATTAAATTGATGGTTGATGGTAAAGAAAAAAAGTTTGTTCAAACATTTATTCCTTTTTCGATGAAGCGTAAGGCGTTGGAGCAGGAAATTGAAATGAATCAAGAGCACGCTGATCCTTTGGTTAATTTAGATATGAAGCTTGATTTAATGGTCGAAGCATTTGGCAATCAATTTACAAAAGACGAGTTAGAAAATGGATTAAATACAATCGGTTCAGACGATGTGTTTTATGAAACAGTTGGCGTGAACGTCCTTGGCTACATGCCTTTGAAAGAACTTAAAAAAAGACAGTTCGAGGCGGAAAAGATGGGAAAGTTGATGATGGAAAAAGAAGCCCGGAAGAACAAGAAGAAATAGAGAAATTGAGCAAAATGACGAAGCTTGAAAGAGCCGAGTACAACTATGAAAAGTTTTTGGACTTTTACTTATTAGAGGAAGCAAGGGGCAAGTCAATCCCTGAAATAGATAATACTGACGTGAACTTGTACTTTAAGTTGCGTGCACATAAACAGAAACGAGACGAAGAAAGAAAAACTGCTGAGCCAGTTCCTAATACAACGATTGATTCTGTCTTTAACTTTTAGAGGAAAGGAGGTAAACCTATGTTTGGTAATGCTGGTGATGCAACAGTACTAAAAGTTGGCTGGGATGCTTCAGCTGTGGACAGCGGAGTATCAAATCTTAATAGCCGATTGTCTGCCGCTCGATCAGAGTTAAATGCAACTGGTGCTCAAATGGGTGGCTTTGGGCGTTCCACAGACGGGCTAAAGAGAAAGCAAGAAGGACTGAACAAAGTCTATGAGTTACAGGGGCAAAAAGTAAAGGACTTAGAAGGTAATTACAAACGATTAGTTGAGGAAAAAGGCGCTGAATCTAAAGCAGCTATTGATGCTTCTAGGCACTACAACAACGCGCTTGCAGAGTATGCCAAGATGGAAGGTCAACTCAAATCCTTAACTAACGAAATAGCCTACCAAGAATCTGCTTGGAGTAGTATGGAGAGTGGTTTAAACAGCTTTTCGAGCACTACAGGTAAGATGGCAGATGGTTTTAGCAAGGCAGGACAAAAGATGACGCTTGGTCTTACACTACCTATTGTTGGTGTAGGAACCATGGCTTTAAAAACAGGTATCGACTTTGAAAAGTCCATGTCTAAGGTGCAAGCACTTAGTGGCGGTACTGCCGAGGAAATGGCGAAGATGGAAGGGCAAGCTAAATCATTAGGTGAAACGACTGTATTTAGTGCATCACAAGCCGCTGAAGCACAGGCATTCTTGGCAATGGCTGGCTGGGATGTTGCTGATATCTATGAAGCTATGCCGGGTCTCCTTAACTTAGCCGCTGCTGGACAAATGGAGTTAGGTAGAACAGCCGATATCACATCAAACATCATGCAAGCGTTCGGTTTAAAGGCGAAAGAATCTGCTCATGTATCTGACGTTCTTGCCGCCGCTGCTTCCAACTCAAACACAAACATTGAGCAATTAGGCGAAGCGATGGAATATGCAGGTCCTACATCAAACGTGTTTGGTTGGTCGGTTGAACAAACCACTGCGGCTATCATGAAATTTGGTGATGCAGGTATACAGGGTGGTAAAGCTGGTCAGGCATGGTCAACCTCACTACAACGTTTATCGCGACCTACATCACGGATGGCGAAAATGATGGAGAATCTTAATATCCAGTTTTTTGACGCTGAAGGTGTTATGAAACCACTCCCCGATCTTGTTGGCGAATTGGAAACCGCAACAAAAGGCATGACAGATGAGCAACGAGCAAATGTTGTTACAACTTTATTTGGAAACCAAGCATTTAAGCATTGGGCCATCTTGATGGAAGAGGGATCAGATGGATTAAGAGATCAAACCAAAGCGCTTGAGCAATCCACAGGGGCAGCACAGGACATGGCAGACACCATGCTTGATAATGCATATGGATCCATCATTGAGTTAACATCTGCCGCTGAGGGTCTTGCGATACAATTTGCGGAGCATATGATACCGCACTTTATAACATTGACTGAAAAAGCAACTGATCTTGTACGTTGGTTTGGTAATTTAGATAAGGACACTCAAAAATACATCTTAGTTGCCGCGGGGATTGCCGCTGTATTAGGTCCTGCCGCTATTGCTTTATCTGTTGTTTTACGATCCGTTTCCTATCTATCTGCTGGACTAGCAAAAGCAGTTGGTGCATTTGGTCGATATACAACAAGCGCAAAAGTCGCACAAACAACGACAACTGGATTTGGTGCATCTGCTCAACTTGCAGGTACACAAGTAGCCACTGCCAATAGAGGTATGGGGCGTTTTGGTCGTACTCTTGGTGGTGTTGGTACTGCTGCATCTTTGGCTGGTGTAGGTATGCTTGCCTTTGGTGATGATAGCAATCAAGGTTTAGGTATGGCTATGTTATTTGGGCCACAAATTATAGGGCTTGGTGGTAAGTTACTTACTGCTGGTAAGAATGCATTAACAAGTGGTGGTCGCTTTCTTGGAATGGGTAATAACGCTACTACTGCTGGTAAAGGTATTGGAGGTCTTGTTCGTGGTGTCGGTGCTTTAGGTAAAGGCGCAGGTGCTTTAGGTGGTCCCATTGGTTTAGGTGTAGCCGCTATTACAACGTTAGGTGTTGCTGGGTACGAGGTGTATGAACACTATCAAGATAAGGTGTTGCCTACGCTTGATTCATTTGGTGATATCGTAATGGAGAATGGTGAAAAAGTCAGTGATTCTACAGCGAAACAGTTGGACGCATTCAAAAAGCTACATGATGATGCAACCGTTGAATTAAATGGATTAGCTTGGGGATCTCAAAAGATAACTGATGACATGGCTTCTTCTTTGACAGGTAAATTTAGTGAAATGGGAACCATGATTAAAGATGAACTGAATAAGAACTACGAGCAATCACAATCTGATTTAGAAAAGTTTCTTGGGCAGTCCACAGTTATCACAGCGGATCATCAGGAAGATATCAAAAAGCGCTATGACGATTACTACCGCGTACGAGTTGAACAAGCTGAAACAAATGAAGGTAAGATAAACGATATTATCAACCTTGCAGCAGAAGAGAACCGAGCCATTACTGATGCTGAACAAAAAGAGATTAACCGTATTAAAGATGTAATGATGCGTCAGAACGTCAATGCAGTTACGGAAGGCAGTATTGAGCAGAAAGCCATTATGGAGCAGCTGAAGAATGATTCATCTGTTATCAATGCCCAACAAGCTACAGATACGGTCAAGAAAGCAATTGAAGCAAAAGATGGTGCAATAGCCGCTGCTAATGAAAAGTATGATGAAATCGTCCAATGGGCAATCACCCAACGGGATGATACCGGTTTACTATCCGAAGAAGAAGCCACCAAGATAATCCGTGAAGCAGGTTATACAAGAGATCGTTCAATTACTGCAGCAGAAGAAATGCATAAGGGTGTAGTTGAACAAGCGAAGTTACAAGCAGAGGGTCATGTTGAGCAAATTAACTGGCAATCTGGCGAGGTCAAGTCTGCATGGCGTTTAATGACAGAGGATCTATTGAAAGGATTTAACTGGGTTGGTGAACAAATCAACAAAGTTATTCGCTTTTTCGGTGGTAAAGAAATACCTACCATGCAATCCATGTCTCGTAATAGTACTCGTAGTAGTGGAGCAGGTGGAATGGGTGGTGGCGGATCTGGTCATCTTGTCGAACGTGCATATGCAACGGGTACATCAGCTACTGGTCATCCTGTGGATAGCGATGCCATCGTGTCGGAGAAGGGTCCCGAACTTATACACGATCCAAAAGTCGGAACATACGTAACAGGTAATAATGGTCCTGAACGAGTTTTCCTTCACAAAGGGTCATCTGTTTTACCAGCACATCATACGAAGTCCTTACTTAATCAATACGGGTTTGGCAATCAATCAAACTTTGCTTTACCTGCATATGAAAGTGGTGTAGGTAACACGCTCATGGGTTGGTGGGAATCCTTAATAGAAGGTCCCAAGGCACTCATTGATAAAGCGATAAGTGGTCTTGCTCCTGATTGGGTGACGAGTAATTTCATTCCATTTGGCGAAGGTGTTATTAAAAACATTGCAACGAATGCAGTTGACTATGTAAAGAATCTATTTTCTTCTGGTGATTTAGGCGAAGGTGGTGGAGGATTTACAGCAGGTGGCGGTTTTCCCGGCATGCGTAAGACATCAGGGTTTGGGTATCGTACTCACCCTGTAACTGGTCAACGTGGATCGTTTCATGGCGGGGTCGACTATGCCGCTCGTATTGGCACACCGATACCATCACAATCAATGGGTATGGTCGTACGGTCATCCACTGGATGGAATGGCGGTTACGGTAACTTAGTTGTCGTACAGTCGGGACCTATGCAACACTACTACGCCCACAACAGCCGCAACCTCGTCAGCACAGGACAACCAGTCGCAAAAGGACAGCACATTGCGTTGATTGGTTCGACTGGATCGAGTACAGGACCGCACGTCCATTATGAGCAGAGGTTGAATGGCAGACGTATTAATCCTAGAGGTTATGAGCATGGTGGGATTAGTCGTAATAAACAACTTGCTTGGTTGTCGGAAAAGGATCATGAAGAATATATTATTCCTTCTCAAGCAACAGATCGTTCATTGTCCTTATTTAGCGATTTGGGTGAGAAGCTTGGTGTGTTTAATACGATCCCATCTGTGGACAGCTACCCACAGGCTAAGGCAAATGGTCGAAGTTTAATTGATTTATCTGCTCTTACTGGCAAGTTAGATGAATTGATTCGTAGTGTAAAAGACAGTGATGTATCACCAGTCATCTTAGTTAAACTCGGTGAAGAAACAATTTATAAAAACGTTGGTCGTAAGCTTGGTACTCAAGCGGACACTGATGCTCTATGGGGGGGGTAAAGCGTGCCAGAAGTTATGATAGAGAATATACGTACAGGTCAAGTTTGGGATTGTCATGAACTTGGCTTTTTGACGCGGAAGTTTTTACCCCAATCGCTACAACAACGTCAGCAACGGCAAGAAGCTGTGGGCAGTTCGAACGGTCACATTTACATCCCACAGGCAACCAGTTATGACGGACGTTTGATTGATTGGGACTTGTTGATAAAGGGTGTGAACTATCAGCACTATCTTTTAAAGCGTACTGAATTCCTTGCCCTAATCTGTGGGAAGGATGAGTTCTATGCTTATACAAAATACGAGCCTAACAAGATGTATCGAGTAACAGCACCGAATGCTTTTCAGATACAGGGCATAGCTCACTACGCAGGGGAAGCACAATTAATATTAGAGTCGTCTTCTCCTTATGCTTACTCACGTGGAACTTTAGATGAACGATTTGACTTTAGTGGCATATGGCAATTTGGCATGAACATTCCAGTTATGCCTGATGAGATTAAGTACAAGCATCAGACAAGGCGTTTTACTATCTGGAACCTTGGTCATGCTGAAATCAATCCAGTTCGTATGAATGAGGATCTAAAAATCATTTATCAAGGTGCTTCAAATGGACTACGAATCACTAACGAAACAACGCAAACAAGTTGGCAGTACAACGGTAGCACATCTTCTAAAGACATTATTGTCCTTGAGGATGTGTTTTCTTATAAGAATAACCAACCAATTTTCCATGAGACTAATAAAAGCGTCCTGACTTTAGCGCCGGGACCTAATCAAATTACATTAACGGGTACCAGTGGAGCGTTTGAAATAGGCTTCGACTTTCCGTTTCTGTTTATTTAAGGGGTGATTTTATGAGTAATTTGCCTTTAACGATTAACGAGGAAGTTTATAAAAGGTTAAATGATATTAGAGATTTGAAAGAACTTAGCAGGATAGCGAGGGATCGTTCTTTATCTGCTGAGGAAAAAGCAAGGCTTGCAGAGATTGCATCTAATCTTACACGTGAACAGGTTAAAGCCGCTCTCGATGAAGGGGATCAATTGCAAGAAGTATTAATGCTTCGTGTCGATCCCGAAACACATGAAACGCTACCCACAGCGGCGGACATGATACAAAAAATGCAAGGTCGTAATACCGTGCAGTTGGTAGAAAACGCAGATTCGATTTTGAAAGAAGTTATGAGAACCGATGCGGAATTTAGAGTAAGAGGTTTAAACCCGCTACAGTATGGTGCGAAAGGTGACGGAGAAACCGACGACACGGACGTTCTTCAAAGTCTTATTAATTTAATGGGCGATAGCGGTTGTCTTTATCTTCCTCCTGGCTATCGATTCCTAGTTCGTCATCTTCGAGTTCCCTTTAAGCACTTCACAATCGAAGGTGCAGGAGAATTAGTCCAGAAGGCAAACCACGGATCGGCAGTAGCATTTGAAGCGTTGCTCTATATTTCAGGGAATCATTTTACAGGCAGGCAGTTTAAAATTGATGGAAACCAGTGGGAATATGATGATCGTTTTCAACGTTATGGAATTGAGTTTCGTAATGTTCATCATCATTCGTTGGATCATGTAACTGTCACTGATACGATATCTGTTGGTATTGTTTTATTCGATTGTTTAGAGTGGTCTTGGACTGATGTTGATTCATCAGAAGGTGCCAGTTTAGGTTTGCAAGTTATCCAATCAAGCAGAGGGAAATTCACAAACTCGGAATTCAATAGAAATGGTTATGGGTTTCAACAAAGATTCATTCCAACTAACGAGATTGTAAGAGGTTTAAGTGGTTTTGGAGTGGCAATTCGTTTTCGTTCAAGCGACCTTACTTTTATCAATTGTAAATCAAATGAAAACGGTAGGGATGGCTTCAACGTCAATCAAGGCTCGCACAACATCAAGTTCATTGGATGCGAATGTAACCATAATAATGATGGAAACTTTACAGTAGCATCCGATCCGGCAGAGGGTGGCTCAAACCGTCCGGGTGGGGGAGAAGCTTGTTATGACTTAAGTTATGTAGATTGTAATGCAGAAAACGCATGGACGAGTGGATTAGCTATCTATCATCCAGCACACAATGTACAGGTTATCGGTGGACGATATTTTAATAATTTCCGGGTTGCAGGTCAACGAGCAGATACAATTGATTTTTACAATGGCATCTTTGTAGCAGCAGGATCAAAAGCGTTTGTTGCGAGGGCAGTATATTGTTATGATGATCGACAAACAGCAAAAGTAACGGCTGTGAATGGAACGCGAATTACCGTTTCTAAATGGACAACAGGAAAATTGAACACTTACCCAAAATTATCTCTTTACTCACCACAAGGTGTATTAAAGAGGTTTTTCAAGTTAGTAGGTGAAACATCCTCAACGATTACGGTCGAAGTCCTACCACATAGTAGTGACTTGTCGGATATAAGAGCGGGCGACCTTATCACACAAGCTGTACAACCTTATGGTTTATTCTTGGAAGGAAGCGCGGAGGGAGAAATTGACGTAACAGGATATGGGAATCCCGGCTTTCGAACAGTTCGTACCAGTCCAGCCCCTTTTGCCCCTTTTGGCGGTCGTTTCAAGATTATGAACTCGGACACTGACCATGTGAATCATCTCAGAAATGGTGGCTTTGATAATGACAACGATACTATAACAAATTGGACACCAGTAAACTGCAATATAAGAACAGCGACGGAGCGTGTGCGTTCAGGCAAGTCTATGAGGATTGAGATAACTGGAACAAATGGTTATGCTCAAGCATCAACGATCCACGATGTCACACCATTTAGAGGTGCGTGGGCAAGGTTTGCTGGGTGGGTATACTCAGAGTCTGAAAACGTATCAATTATTTTAGCTTACGTTACCCCAACCAGTACGCCGCAGAGTGAAGATAAGCATAACGGTATGGGTTGGAATTTCTTAGAGTGTTGGACTTATATTCCTGAGAATGCGACTGGTATTCGTCCGAGAGTGAGAGGTACACAAGGCACCGTATTTAACGCGGATAACCTTGTCTTAACTACCCAAATACCAAAGAACAATGCTTAGGGAGGAAGTTATGTATAACGAAATCGAGAAGAAGATCATAGAGTGTTTAACCTATTACAGCGATAATCAACAACTGGCAACAGGTAGAGACATATTCGGATGGGTAAACCGAGAACTTGGGAATGTTTCTGCACAGGATGTACAGAAGGTTATAGATGACCTTGAATCGTTCGGGCGTATTAAAAAGCATCTGTTAGATCCATTTAGTCTTGCGGAATATGAACTTGTTCACAATGAATTATAGATTCTTTTACAACAGCGCAATATTTCCTTAATAATTGACGGGTAATATTTAACTATAAGGAGGCGGTAATGTGAAAGAAGAAAATGTATTTAAAGGAATGTTGTCAGCGTTACCTCTTGCGATTGGTGGTTGGGTAGTTATCTTTGGAGTGGCATTAAACACATTCATATAATATACAGAGAGACTCATAATAGGGTCTCTTTTTTTGAGCAGGATTCCCCCTTCTTTTGTCGAAATGTAGTAGATGAAAGAGGGGGATAATTTGTTAAACTATAATGATTTAATAGGTTTGATGGCAACATTATATATTTTAGTATTTGCGTTACTTGTTATTACTAAAAGTAACAGAACTAGCAAAGTCAAAAGAATTGATAATGAATTTTTAAAAATACTAACACTCTCTATTAAAGAAGGTTCAATAGAATCCTTAGCCGACCTTTATAATATATACGACGGTTTACTACCTGTTTCTAGATCAGAAATCAGTGAAGAATCACACAGGAAATATCTAAGAAGGATGCTTAACAAAGTTAGTGTAGAACTTAGGTTACGTGTTGAAGACAGAGAAGAATTTATGGTCATGCAAGGAAGAATTAAATACTTTATTAGTTTAATTGACCAAGTTTCTCCTTTTGATTCACTTCCTGAGGTTGAAAGGAATTTATTAAATGACCTTCAATATTACGTTACAAAAAAAGAAGATAATGGGGCATTAAGAAAAATAGATGAGATTTCTAGTGCTATTATTATAAGGAACGAGCAACTAAAGAAAGCTCATAATATCAATTTTATTACAGTTCCTTTATCAATAGTAAGTTTAATTGTCACAGTATATTTCGGTATTATAAGTATTAATAACTAAGGGAGTTATAATAATGAACCTTCCAACCATCCACCCGATGCAGGGTGTAGAACAACCAATCATTGATTTCGACGAGAATAATTTTATGATACGAGAGGTAGGCGCAGGAGAGCGTTCTATCTCTTTTTCTTTGCTCAAAACGAAGCGTAATGCTCATGTGTTTGATGCGTTGAATCATAAGGAGAAGGTAGAAGTCGATGGCAATAAGTATGTAATTGATACGATAAGCAAGACGGGCGGTGCTGTGATTAAGAAGTCGATTACCGCACAGCATGAGATTGTTGATCGGATGAGGTCAAAGCAGTTTAAAGAACAGTTGACGCAAACGTTGTCTATCCACAGATGTGCACAAATATGCTTTGCAGGAACTGGGTTGTCATATGAAATAAGAGGTACTTTTGAGACAAAGGAATTTGAGAACTATGGATATGATGACCAGTGGACGCTTTTTAAATATGCCCTCGGTCGCTTTGACGCTGAATACGATGTATCAGGCACGCACGTTGTCATTGCCCCTGTGGGAAGCCTAGGAATTAATCAAGTTCAGACTCAGTTTAGGCATGACCATAATACGATAACGATCGAGGAACAGATTGATGCATCAGAATTAGCCACCTATGGTGAAGCTTTCGCAAATTGGAATGATGATACAAACAAATATGATCTGTACGTCAACCACCGTTCCCCTCACGCCAACAACTATAGGGATGATAAAAACAATGTCTTGTTGTATGAAATGACCTTGCGTGACTTGAGATTTAACAATGCAACAGCATTAAGGCAGTATTTAATATCACAAATGAAAGATGTACCTGATTACTCCATCACCATAACGCTTGCAGAGTTACGTAAGAATGGAGCCTTGTTGCATCCTTACAACTTGTTTGATTATGTATGGGTGATCTACGAACCATTTAACATGCTGATCCAAGCGCGTATCACTGCTCAGACAAGATACCCATATGCTGTGGGCAGAAGTCCAGAAGTGGAAATAGGCAACTTTAGACGTGACATAAGTAAGCAAGTGGCGCAGGCGAACAAGCAGGGGAAAATAATTAATGGATTGCAAGGTCAAACCAATAGGGCGCTGTCCACAGCAACGAGAGCAGACAACACAGCAAGGCAAGCGATTGAGACAGTTAATAATTCAGAAGGCAACCTGCAGCTACACATACAAAACAATCAGTTGCATGTGCGTCCCGGCGAACGCGAATACTGGAATGCGAAAGCCGACATTGGCGACAGCGAACAAGATGCAGCATGGGCTTTAAATGAAGCGAGAAAATATACGGATGCTGAAATCCTAAAGCAAAAAGGCTATACGGATCAGCAAATTAAGGAGGTGATGGATATAGTCCAACCTCTTATTAGTCGTGTAGATGATATTGATCGTAGGTTAAAAGCAATCGAGGACGCTCAAAACGAGCCACCTCAAGAGTAGACAATGGGGGTCATGCTCCCGCTATAAATAAAGAAGGGGGATCATGAACATGGAGGCGAATGCCGTGAACTATCATGAAAAGGAAATCATCGAGTTGAAGTCAGATGTAAAGGCATTGGAGAAAGATGTTATTGAGTTAAAGACTCAGACAGCGCAACATGCAGAACAGATCAGTTCAATCAACAGGATACTCGGTTCCATTGAGGACAACACAAGATGGATCAAACGAACAATAACAGGGGCAATCATTTCTGGTTTAGTAGCCGGGGCGATTGCTCTTTTTTATGCAAACTTTTAAGGAGTGATTTAGATGGATAAAGGTACAGTGATACGCACAACGGTGCTGGTATTGGCGCTAATTAATCAATTTTTAGTAACGGCAGGGTTGAATCCCATCCCCGGATCAGAACAGCTGTGGGGAGAAATCATTGCGTTTGGTTTGACTGCTACTGTTGCCGTGTGGACGTGGTTCAAGAACAACTATGTTACGGCCAAAGGTAAAAAGCAAAAGGAACAATTACAAAAAGTTGGATTAGCGAAAGGGGATAAGTAATCATGGTAGCTATCAAAAGACAAATTGTATCCTCATCTGTGGGAAGCCGAGTAACATCAGGGAACAGTAACCCACAAAATTATATCACCGTCCATCAAACAGGGAATACAAGAGCAGGAGCGAATGCTGAGATGCACGCTCGTTTACAATCAAACGGTAACTCCCGTTCTGCTTCTTGGCATTATCAAGTAGATGATAAGGAAGCGATACAATCGTTTGAACATACAGCGCAATGCTGGGCGGCTGGTGATGGTCGTGGTCCCGGCAATATGCAATCGGTTCACGTGGAGATCTGCATCAATAGTGATGGGGATTATGTACAAGCTGTAAAAAATGGTGCTGCTCTTGTTAAAGTGCTAATGGATCAAATGAAATTACCTATCTCAAGAGTGAAGCAACATTGGGACTGGTCAGGAAAGAACTGTCCACAGCAGATCAGAGCCGGGCAGAAGGGGATTGGTTGGAATGATTTCTTAGAACTTGTTGAAGGGTCGGGAGAACAAGTTGCTGGTGAGGTAGTAGAGAATAAACCATCTAAGCCGTCCACAGGCAAAAAAACTATTAGTCAAATGGCTGACGAAGTTATTGCTAAAAAACATGGTGATGGTCATGATAATCGTCGTAAGTCGTTGGGAATTAGTGCAGCCGAGTACGAGAAAGTACGTGCAGAAGTTAATCGCAGAGCAGGAGTGGACACCTCAAAACCAGCAGCTAAACCAACTAAAGAATATGTGCAACTGCCTGCTTCTGCAAAAACATGGAGAACCTATCGCACAAATGTTCAACCAGTTGCCAAAAACTCTGACTGGAGCCTGACACCTTCGGCATTTGGAGGACTGGAATATGAAGTATTAGCACGTCCTCAAAAGGATGTTGTCACGATCAATACAAGCCGAGGTAGACGTAACATCTATGTCGGATCAAATACCTCTGCACGAATTGTAAGGAAGTAAGAACAAAATCCCTGCTTTAATCGGCAGGGTTAATTTACATAAAAAAAGAGCCTTAAATGGCTCAAAAATTATTACTCAGAAATGTCAATTTCGCCTTTTTCTGTACCGAAAATTCCTGTTTGCGCTTGGATAACAGCATCAGACAAATCTAAACCCGGTGGTACGTCAAATGGAATTACACCATTAAGAGTTAAACCTGGGTTAATACTCTCGTAAATAATTGAATCATCACCAAGATATACACTATACATTGAATCAGATTCATATGTAGATCCACCTGCAATAAGTTTAAAGAAATCAGAATTCATTGTAAGTGCTTCACTACGCGTATTTTCAATGCTTACTTCAAATAGTAAAAACTCACCATTTGCTGTTTCATTTAAATATTGATCGCCTACAGTATCAGAAGTAGAATACCCATTAACAGTAAAAATAATATCATTAACATCTAAAGGTTCACCAATTTTAACTGTTTGCTCTGTTTCTTCAGCTTCAGTTTCTTCTTCTGTCGCTTCGTCTTCAGACGCGTCATCTTCGGTACCATCTTCCTCAGTACCATCTTCTGTAGCTTCTTCGCTAGCTTCTGCTGTTGCTGGTTCAGAATTATTTGTATCAGCGTTATCATCGTCACCTAAGAGTGCCCCTATAACACCTATACCAATAATACCGATGAATACAAACATAATTATTTTGAAAATCTTTTTCATAATTACCCTCCCTTTTTTTGTTCCAGAGTTAGTATAATTTAATTAGTTTATTAAGGGTAGGTTTTCGACAATATTAGACAAAATATTTTTAATGATTTCCAATTAGTGAACATAAAGAATTAGTTCTATTATCGTGCGCTTGCAAAGATCTCTTCCCACAGTTTCTCTTCGTCTAACTCATCTAAAGGCGTTTCAAAAGCTTCCTCAAACGGACATTTAATCATGTAGTCTATCCATGTAGTATAATAAATTTCTTTTTATATCCTTTTTTAAAGTCGATCTAGTCCCGCCAACATTGCCTGTACGACCATTACACCAATAGCGCCAGTTCAAAAACAGGCTGTCTACTTGGCTTGGTTGATCCTCGACCTTAATGTTTTCTTTTCTAAAATACTGCCTCTTAGCAAATTGATCGTCTGCAATTAGTTTAAGTATCTGCTGGTGTAGATCAGGTGAGCGGTCATATATGTTGTGTAGGTATTCTCTCGTCAAGCGATTGATAATGTACGAGCGTATACTTATCTCTGGTCGATCTTCTAGGGTTAAAGGATCCCAACCATCAAAAGTAGTCGTGTATGATTCCATTTCGACCATCCTTTCTTAGTTGTTAACAGTATATACGAATATATGTTCTATTTACAACAGGAAAAAAGAGCCATGTTTGGCTCAGGAAATTTATTCAAAAAGAACACCTATGATACGTGGTAGACCTTCAGGTAATTCTGTATCAATTGATCCATAAACAGTAACTTCATCACCTTCATTCAAATCAACTTCAGTCCTTAAAATGAACACTTCATACATCGCATATCCACCATCTTGTTCAACTGATAATAGAAAATCGTCACCTACTCCTGTATTAACGACTACTTTCACTACTCCAGTGGCTTTGATTATTTCATCCCCAGTATACTCTCCGTTATTTGCTGCTATAAAATCAATTACTTCAGCTTCATCTCTCATTTTCTGATCTAATTCATCTTGAGATGGTTCATCCTCAGATTCATCTGTTTGAGTAGCTGTTTCGTTCGTAGAAGTTTCAGATGTAGCCGTTGTTATAAGTTCATCTTCTTGTTCTGGAGAAAAGTTCATTATGATGACTGCACCAATAAAAATTATAAAAGCACTTACAATAGAACCAATAATGATTAGTACCTTTTTCATATGTTGCCCCCTTGTTTAAGACCTATAAAAAGCTTACTATCAAAATACGAAAATATTCAAGGGGAATTTTCCTTTTATTTTTAAATATCAAAATAATCTTCTGCTTTGGCTCCTGGTACATCTCTTCTAATAAAATTCATTACCTTCTTTATCATCATCCCACTTGGAATATAAGCATCCTCTCTACACATCTTCGTAGCTGTATCCTTATTGATTTTTATTGTTTTTCTAAACTCCTCTTGAGTGTATCCATAAGTATCTAAATGTTGTCCAATCTTCGTTCTTTTTTTGCCTATACCAAACATGAGACGACCTCCTGATCGTTTAATTTAGTACAAGCATTTCCAAATCTATCAAAAATAATACAAGCTATATTCCGATATGAATCGGAAACATGACCAAGCCATACCCATATGATCTTAGTAGAGTAGCTAATCAACTAGCAAAGGCAGTCCCTAATCAACTAATTAATCTACTAAGTTTCATCCTCTTAATCGATTAGCTAATCAAGTAATTAATCAACTAGGGTTAATCGATTAGTCCAAGGTTAAAGTGTTGGTAAATGGGTAAAAGCAAAATCTGTTTACAGCGAAGCGAGGGAGGGGTAGCCGAGCGAGATGTAGGGCGGGTTTCGATTTAAAAAAAGATGGGAGCGATCATGATGAATACAACAGTTAGCATCGCAGGTATTTTAAAGGTGAGTCCAGTTGTGTTAGGTGGGTACACGCTTGTACTAGGCGCTGGTGCGTTTTTAATTACAGCCGCATATTTGGAGAGGGTGTTCGCTAAACAATCCAAAATAATGATCTCAGAGACGATTGCAGGGGTGGTTAAAATTTTATTGCCACTGGGTTTTATAGCTGGTCTCATTTACTTTGTCCTGTCTAATCCATTGCTGTAGGAGGTCTGTGTATGTTCACGCAAAAAAGTCAGTTGAAAAGAAAATTGGTCAAGACATTTCGAGCAGGCAAATTACATCTTACCTATAAAAGTGACAAGGCTGTACAAATCATAATGCCCAAGATTCATCGGATACAAATTGGAGAGGGACGATATGATTACGTGTTTACCGTTCCACTTGGATTGAATCCTGCTGATGTGGAGAGTAAACTATGGCTATTTCATGCTCAGTTTGGCGAGAACATTGAATTAATTCGAGACAATAAAACATTCATTTTATCCGTCTTTACATCAGACATCCCTAACAGTCTCACATACAACTACAACAATTACGAACAGGCACTTGCCAACAAACATCTTCCAATCCTCTGTGGGCAGGGAAGAGGCGGATACGTTGCATATGATTTAGTCGAGCATCCTCATTTATTAATCGCAGGAACAACAGGCAGCGGAAAGAGTACACAGCTTAGATCGGTACTCACAACGTTGATTAAATCCAAGAGTCCTGACGACATGCATTTATACCTTGCCGACTTGAAGCGTTCAGAGTTTCATGCATTTAAGAACATTGAACATGTGCAATCAGTCTGTACAGATATTCCATCGTTGGAAAGAGTGCTCAAGTATTTAGAGAAGGAATTACAAAGACGTGGTGACTTATTAGATCAACAAGAGCAAACGCATATTACTGATCTTCCCACAGCTGCGAGACCGCCATTAATCATTATGTGCATCGATGAAGTGGTGCTGCTGAAGAAGGAGAAGAAGTTGATGCAGACAGTAGAAAACATTTCATCTATTGGTCGTGCGTTAGGTGTCTTCTTGATCCTGTCGATGCAGAGGGGTGATGCGCAGGTGATGGATGGTAAGCTTAAAAACAACCTTACAGTACGTATGGGCTTTCGTCATACCGACGGTGTTAATAGCAGGATCACTGGCACACCGGGCGCGGAACAAATAAGCAGAGAGACACCGGGGAGGTTCTTGTTGAAGCTTGATAAATTGACTGAATTACAATCACCATATTTGGAGTTGGATAAAGCAAGAGAACTGTTAAAGCCTTTTAAGTCTGTTGATCTTCCTGTGGAAAGCAAAACATCTGCACCGCCACCACAACGTCAGCTACCCACAGCGAAGACCAAACAAGCACCAAAGCAAGAGGAATTATCAATATTCGGGGTGTTGGATGATGAATAAAAGAGACATGGCCATATTAAAAGACCTGAAAAAGTTCCGAATCATGAAGCGTGACCAGATAATTAAATTGCATTTTCCCAACCTGAAAGAGAGAATAAATGCTTGCAATCGTGTTCTGAATAGGTTAAGGCGTGATGGATTGATAAAGGCTATAAAAGATGGGAATCAATACTCATATGTCCACAGTGAAGTGCAGTTGAGACAGGGTAGCGCTAAGGCTAATCATTTCTTAGAGATCTGCAATGTTTACTGTCAGATGTGTGATGTGGAGATACCGAAAGTATTCGAGGTCGAACCTAAACTAAACAGCAAAGGTACAGTGGAGCCAGATGTATTTTGTATATGGCGCAAGGCTCCCTTTTACATCGAGGTGCAACGGACTCTCTATAGTGATAAGGTATTTAAGCAAAAAGTACAACGCTACGAGGACTACTACGACAGCCGTGAGTGGCAATCTGCATCGTGGCAACCCAAAGGTCGAGATCCTATTTTCCCGCATGTATGGGTGATAGGAGAGGGCAAATACAATACAAATGGAGTGCCGTTTAAGATGATGCAGACGAGGGATGCAGTGTTAAATTAATATAGACTCAATTATAAATGTTAACTTTTGTCGAAAGTTTCCCAATAATTTTTTTGATAAAATTGTGGAATTGTCTGTTAATAGGTGGTATATTGTTCCTAAGTTGCTTAAACCAACCTTTTTAAATTCGAGCAACAAACGGAGGCGAACTAATGAATTTCAGAGAAAAAATGGTTTCATTGATGAATGAAAAAGAATTGGTTCCTTCGCAAGTTGCCGAATCATTAGGTTGGCAAAGATCCATTATGTCAAAGTTCTTATCTGGAACAACATTAGACTTTTACAATGCTTTACGTTTAGCAAAATACCTTGATGGGATTAACTATTTAGAGATAATGGATGACTATTGTCTTTCTATGGATAAAAAGTCAGGTATACTGTGTGCATTTGAATACGCTTCAAATTTTATGCGTCATGAGTTAACAGACAAATTGGTGTTGCTACATGAAGATAAGAAAGGTGAAGTAGGTGAGTATTGTACCATTTACAAATTCAATAGAGAGAGAAGAGATTATTCTTTCAATGATGCTATTGAATTTTTGAAATATCATTATGGTAAAACAAACTCACTTGAAATAAACACAAAGATTTTGCTTATAGAAGCGGGCATGTATTTTGATGAAATGAAGTTCCAAACTGTTTTAAGTTTATTAAAACCACTGCATAGCAAATTAGTTGATGTTAATAATCGTTTCATTAAAGAATCCTTTAATGTAAGGTTTGCAATATTTGCAGCTAATGCAGAGTTAAAAGCAGCAGGAAATACTGAGAAATCAATTGAGTACTGTCATTTCCTAATGGATAGCGTTGTAACTCCTGACAACCTTGTAGCATCTGCACACCATACGATGGGTCATGCAAAGATATTTGAATCACGTGTTGAGAGTGTATATCTTTTACAAAAGGCAGCTAATCTATACCGGGTTGCTGGTAGTGAAGCCAATGCTGACGGGGTGCTGTTCAACGATATTCCTCTTGCTAATAGCATTCATGGACATGAAATTGATCTTAATGAAATAAGTGGTGAAGAATTAGCGCATCAGTTAATCATTAGAGGTAGAAATGATGAAGCATTAGCGTTGTTAAATGATTTGCAAGACACGCCATATACTTTGCTATATAAAGGAATGGCAAGTAAAAATTTCCCCTTAATACTGCAAGCACATGGTATAATGATGAAAGAGGGAGATAGCTTCTTTATCAAACTTTTTGAGAGAGAACTATTCGATCTTTACAATCATAAGGGGGATGAAAAGTATGAAAAAATTTAAAGCTTTAGCTACTTGTTCGATCTTTGCTTTAGGAGTTATTTTAATGTCATCAGGTGTTACTACAGACGAAGCAGGTCCTACAAATCCAATTGGTACTGATAAGCAATCACAGCAATTGCAATCGCCTAAAGGACCTACTAAACCAATTGGTACCGATTAATTTTAGTTTAAATGTTGCTAAATTACATTTAGGTAATAACGAGAAACTGGAATTAACGCTTGAATAAGAATGTTTGTTCGTGTATTATCAAATGAAAGAGGCACTCTATTGTTGTCTGTGCCTCTACTTCATTATCTTACCTTTCATATCTCTGTACAGTTCTAAACTTCTTTGTACATATTCAGCTTCGTCTACAGTGATTTGTTCAACCATTATTGGATTGTCTGTTCTTCCAAGAATATAGTCCAAACTAACTTTGTAATAATCAGCAAGAAAAACCAACATAGAGTAGTCCATCTCTCTTACACCAAGTTCATAATTGGCGTATGTATTTCTACTAACCGAGAGCAATTTAGATAATTGTTCCTGTGTAAGATTGTGTTTGTAGCGCAGATCAGCTAGTCTTTTCAAAACAAAAATCCCCTCCGTACCCATAAGGATATATCGGAAGGAATTTTATGAAATGAAATGTCTCGAATCGTGTGCTAAATTCGATTTTCCGCACTAATAACGTTACATATAAAAAGGGGGTCCAATTATGAATGATGGGGTGGACTTAAAAAAAATAGCTAAAGAATTGAATGTTCCGTTAGACGAACTGAAAAAAGTTATTGATCATTGTCGCCAAGAGAACGCTGAGCACGAACGAAAGCAATAACGCCTTTCGCTTCAGCCGATGTTAATGTGCGACCATCAATTGTAATTGGATATTTTGCAAGTAACTCTTCATCAGTCATTTCTCTTTCAATATCTTTAATAAACTCTTGCTCATTAGTAAGGGTTTTTTCTTCGTCTTCAAAACCATATCCGGCTCTTTCCATTGCTGTCTTATGGTCAACTCCAAGAGCATCAGCCAAAGCTTTTACTGTTTCAGGCTTAGATGACTTTCTTACTCCGCTTTCTAATCTTGAAATTTGCGCAGCACTAACTCCACTCATGCTAGCTAATTCCTTAATAGTAATTTCTTTATCTATTCTTAATTCCTTAATAAATTGTCCAAATGATGCGCTCATAAATCTTCCCCCTTAGGAATATTCATCTTCAAAAATTACCTTTAGGTAACTTATATTTATAAATATACCAGCAAATTGCCGAAAGGTAAAGCATGATTACGAAATAATATTATTTTGTTTGAATTTTGACAGAATACGAACAAATATGCGTATATACGGCTGTATTTGAGGGTTTACCATATGGTAATTAAACTTTATAGTAAGTACCACAAGGTAATTAATACCCGGTGGTAATTGCCACTTGGTAAATAGTATAAGCAGGAGGTGAGGAAATTATGACTGCTGTTAAAGATACCTCAATTGGATTATATCTCAAATCATTGAGAAAAGAAAAAGGTTTAACCATTAAGCAGGCAGCGGAGATTGCTGACGTAAGCGGTGCTCACATCTCTCGATTAGAAACGGGCGCGAGGGTTCACCCGAAGTTAGATACTTTAACCAAGTTATCTAATACTTACGAAGTGGAACTGGAAGAGGTTCTAAAATCTTGCGGTTATATGTAAGAAATTTTTTGAAAGGAGGTGATGCCGTGAGTGAGAAGGAGATCGGTTACTATGCAAATGGATTTCTATTAGGAGCATTAATCGCATCTTTTGTTTGGTACTTCCCAGTGTTTATCTTTTAAATTTGCTACCCACAGGAGGGACAAGCCATGAATGTAAACAAAGCAAGAAAGTTAATGAGAGATGGTATTGAGAAGCAAAGAATACTTGTACTTGAGAAATTAAATGACGCAATCGAAACATCAGCAAGGAGACATCAAACAGGCGGAGTTATAACTATTACATCAGCAGACATTGATCTTATGAACATTAGAAAAGCCGGTTACTTCTATAACAGTCCTGCTGATAAGGAATCAGTGAAGTTTTATATCGACAATCTGACCTTAGCAGGTTTCAAAGTGGAGCAACTATTCAGTAGTGAGAACGAAGCAAGGCTTCACATTAGTTGGGAGGAAGAATAAATGACGATAAGAGAATTGCTTAAAGAATTGCTCGATAGTGGTCAAGCGTTAGATAGTGACTTGTATGTAGAATTTAATGATTACACTGGCGACAAAGAAATGGATGATGTCGATGTTTTTAAAATGGAGTTAGCCGAAAACTTAGGTTTTCGAACATATCAGTACGGATTGAGTTTCGTATTGGAAGACCACGCAATAGTAGACAAAGACGAATGGGAGTCATTAGTAAAAGAAACTGATGATCTAAAAGAAGATGTCGAAGAAATGGAAACACGTATCAGTACATTAGAAGATGAAAACAAAGAGCTTCAGGAGCAGTTAGAGGTGGCACTTGAAAAGCGGTAAACGTCCTACATTAAAGCAAAAACAAGCAATGCTGGCATCGGGTAAGTCACCGAATAAATGGCTTGTGGTCAAGTCATTAGAAGATGAGTTGCATATTGTCCACAGAGAAACAGGCAGGGAAGAAACGATTGTTAAATAAAAATAACCACCTCGGCAAAGGTGGCTTGGACAAACAAATATTTGAAATTAGTATACCACCAATTGGAGGGAATGCAAATGAATGCTTTACAACAAGCTGAGATCGAAGAGTTGGAAGGCGAGGAATTAAGTGAGGAAAAGTTTCGGATTACAAATCAAGAGACCTTAAATTGGACGTTTAGAAAGATAGCTGTTTTTAAAGAGCGCATGGAAGAAACTGATGAAATAGCTGCTAAAGAGATTGAACGCATCCATCTGTGGGCAGCGGAACAACACAAACCTATTAAGCAATCAATCGATTTTTTTGAAGGTCAAATTATGCAATATCACATGGAAATGCTTGAGAAAGATCCTAAGGCTAAGACATTAAAAACACCACATGGTAAATCGAAAAGCACGACTCGAAAACCTACTCCTGTTGCTTTAGATAAGGAAATGCTTTTAAAGCATGTAAAGGAATCCGAACAGACTGGTTTCATATCAGAAGAAATCAAATGGGGCGAGTTTAAGAAGTCGCTTAAAGTACAAGAAATGGATGGTCATACAGTCATTATTGATGCTTATGGTCAACGTGTTGATGGTGTCGGTATGGATCAAGGCGGTACAACATTCAAAGTTGAGGTTTAGGAGGTGGTTAGATGACATTTGAAGTCAAACGCGCAAGACGTGAGAAACAGAAAGCGGTCATAGGACTTGTTGGTCCATCAGGATCAGGGAAGACTGTAGGGGCATTAATGGTGGCTTTAGGAATGATGAAAGAAGCCTACCCACAGCTGAGTGAAGATGACCTGTGGGCAAAAATTGGCGTAGCTGACACTGAGCATAAGCGTTCTATGCTATATGCCAATGTCACATTTAACAGCGATGAACGATTTGGAGAGTTTCTCCATATCAATTTCGAACCACCATACACAACTGAGCGTTATCAAGCAGCAGTGGAAGCATTGAAAAAGGGTGGTGCGGAAGTAGTCATTATCGATTCCCTTTCTCATAACTGGCAAGGTGAAGGTGGAATTATAGACAAGCACTCCAACATGGAAGGTAACTCTTTTCAGAATTGGGGGAAGTTGTCCTCTGAAACTACTAGTCTCATTAAAACATTAACCAGGAACGATGTTCATATCATTGCTACCCTTCGCACCAAACAAGAGTATGCGATGGAACAGAATGCAAACGGTAAGATGCAACCGATTAAGGTAGGAACAAAACCTGTTCAAAAAGATGAACTTGAATACGAGTTTATGTTGAACTTCTCAATCGGGATGGACAACATTGCAAAGGCAAGCAAAGACAACACGCTTCTATTTAAAGGCGAAGAATTAAGGCTCACTCCCACTGTGGGCAGTAAGTTATACAAATGGCTCGAGTTAGGTGCAGACATACGAGCAGAGGAAGAGTCGGAGAAGAACAGCCTACTTGAACAGATTGAAATGATTGTTTCAGGTGATGAAGAAAAGCGTAAGGTACTGGATCAGATCGAATTTAAAATGGGTAAACGCAAGGTTTCAACATTCAAATTAGAACACGTAAAACTCGCTTACGAGCGATTAACTAACAATTAGGAGTGGATGAATATGTTTAAAGTGGATTATAGCAAAACAACTGAATTTGAAGGTATAAAAGCTGGTGAATACGAGGTAATCATTCACAGTGTAGAACAGAAAAAAAGTTCAACTGGTAAAGAAATGGTTGTAGTTGATTATGAAATTCGTGATGATGTTGACCAACCATCCAAAGGAATGAAAGTAAGATTCGATAACTTTGTAGTTGATCCAAATAACGAGTGGAGATTTCAGTCATTATCAAAGGCTGTAGGTATTCCAGAGGAAACAGAATTTAATTCCTACAAAGATTGGGGCGATTACATTTTAAACCAACCGATACTTTTAAATGTTGGTATTAGAAAACATAACGGAAATGATTATGCTCAAGCAAAAGGATTTAAGCCATCAGCAGTAGCACCGCCAGAACCAGTTAATATCTCTGATGAGGATACACCATTTTAAAAGTCGCCATAACATGAGGGGCTTTGTCCCCTCCCTATTTTAAGGAGAGTCGATTGAATGCAGTATCAATTTTTCAACATACCGCAAGAACTGCGCGACTTTCCACAGTGGATAGTATGGCGCAAGGAAACGCGGAAGGGTAAGACAACCAAAGTGCCTTATAAAGCTGATGGACGGCACGCTAAAGCAAATGATAAGCAAGATTGGACAAGCTTTGATGATGCAGTTAAAGCGTATGAGACAGGTAAGTTTGACGGTATAGGGTTTATGTTCTCGAAGGATGATCCATTTGTTGGCGTGGACTTAGATCACTGTATCGAAGATGGGGCTTATACAGATGTAGCAAGGGACATTGTAGACCAGCTAGACAGCTATACAGAGTTTTCCCCTAGTGGTGATGGTCTTCATATCATCGTAAAAGGAAAGCTTCCATTAAGAGGTCCAGCAACAGGTAAGAAAAATGCCGAGTTAGGAATAGAAGTTTACAGGCACGGCCGTTACTTCACCTTTACTGGAAATGTAGTTCAAAGCAAACCAGTAAGTGAAAGAACGGAATCGCTTAAAGTCATGTTTAAAAAATACTTAGAACCAAAGGAGATTGAAAAACTATCTTCTCCACCACCACAGCGAAGAAAAAACATAAGCGACCTAAGCGAACGTGATCTATGGGAAAAGATGTTCAACTCTAAAAGGGGTCAGGAAATCAAATCACTCTTTGATGGATCCTTAATCAACAATGATCATTCGTCGTCCGACTTGGCTCTATGTAACTATCTAGCCTTTTGGACAGATCGAGATTCAAACAAAATGGATTCCATGTTTCGTGACTCGGGCTTGATGCGAGATAAATGGGACAGACAAGCAAACAGTGACGGTACAACATACGGCCAACTAACAATAAGCAACGCTGCTAGTCAGTGTCCGTCAACGATTTCAGACTTTACGCCACCCAAGCCATATGAAGTGTTCTTCCCACAGAAGGAAGACCAACAGTTCAAAAAGCGTAAACCCTTCTTCAAACTCACAGAGTTAGGCAATGCTGAACGAATCGTTTATGAACATGGCAAGGATATCAAGTATTGTCCAGAGCGTGAATGGCTCATATGGGACAACAAACGATGGGTTGAAGACAGCAAGAAGTTGATTGAAACAATAACGGCCAAGACTCTAAGGGCCATTTACAAAGATGCAGATGAGACGGAAAACGAAGGTATAGCTAAGAAATTAAATGAGTGGGCGCAAAAGTGTGAAAGGCGTTCCGTTCGTATCAATTCCATTCTTGATGCACGGCCGATGGTATCAGTCACTAATGACGAATTGGACAAGCATCCACTTCTATTTAATGTAAGAAACGGTGTCATTGATTTAAAAACAGGCAAGCTTATCAATCATGATCGAGATTACCTTTTCACTAAGATAGCAGACATCGATTATGACAAAAATGCAAAATGTCCGAACTGGAACAACTTCTTAGAAAGCATCTTCCAAGACGATCAGGGCAATGTAGATCACGAACTAATACGATTCATGCAAAAGGCAATTGGATATACGCTAACAGGTGATATAAGCGAACAGCAAATGTTCTTCTTGTTTGGAACTGGTCGTAATGGTAAATCAACATTCATTAACACGATCCAACGGATCCTAGGAGCATACGGAAAGCAAACAAACTCTGATACTTTCATCAGAAAGAAGAATGATAGTGGCATCAACAACGATATTGCCCGGCTAGACAAGGCTCGTTTTGTCTCTGCTGTGGAGAGCGAAGAGGGGCAACAGTTATCCGAATCACTTGTAAAGCAAATCACAGGTGGAGAAAGAATGATGGCCCGATTTATGAGACAAGAGTTTTTCGAGTTTACGCCTGAATTTAAAGTGTTCTTTACGACTAACCACCCACCAGTCATCAGGGGAGCAGACGAAGGGATATGGAGACGTATTTGTCAGATACCATTCAAAGTCACCATTCCAAAAGATAAAATTGATCGTCGCTTACCACAGAAGTTAGAAGCAGAAATGCCCGGGATTTTGGCTTGGGCTGTGGAAGGGTGCTTGCTGTGGCAGAGGGAGGGTCTTGAACATCCACCTTCTATTAAAAAAGCAACACAGGCATACAGAGAAGACATGGACATTATGGGACCATTTATTGCAGAGAAGTGCATTGTCGCTGAAAAGGCACAGGCTGAAGCGAAAGAATTGTACAAGGAATATCAAGACTTCTGTTACTCGAATGGAGAATTCGAATTAAAGAACCGTGCTTTTTATCGACTGCTCGAAAGCAGAGGATTTAAAAAGAAAAAAGGAGCAAAAAACAAAACTTTCTTTGAAGGGTTAGTCCTTGCGAAGAACAGTCCAGAACTGAGGGTTATCGAACGGGTTACTGAAAAACAAGAAAAAAATCAAACGATTCGCCTGTAAGTACTGGTACATCAATGTTTTTACTGAATGGGTTATTGGAGGTTACTTAATTTTCTCTGTTAGGTCTAATAGAAAACAAATAAATACTATATAGGGCTTATAGGGGAGATTTACCTAACCCTCGATAACCTTTGCCCAAAAACGTTGATAGGACAGGCTTTTGAGTGGGTTACTGAACAAAAAGTTTAATAACCCTTTGATAACCCAAAATGAGGTGAAATCCATGCATCCAAAGGAAATTATCGCTATCTTTCAAAAGGCTGGTGCAAGCATAACCCTTGATGCAGAAGGGATTGTGGCATCTAACGCTAAGAATGTTAGTGAGTTGACATTAGAACATGCAAAAGAAAATAAAAGAAGGCTTGTTATGTATTTAAAAGGCGATTATTCGGATAAAAAGCACTCTATTTTATCAACTAACGATCAATTAATTGAGTTTTTCTTGAATAGAGAGGTTAATAATCCGAAATCAATCGATTCTTTCTTGAGGATTAATCCAGATTGCACAGATATGGTCATTAAAAGAATGCAGATTCTTAAAAACAACGGTTGGAAGTACGAAGAGTGCACAGCTAACTTTGAAAATGAAGAAACGGATATGTTAGCAGAAACACTATTCAATCGAGCAATGGCAAAGAGACAAAAGAGAGGGGCATAAACAATGTCAGATGTACAATGTTTCAGAATCGTAAGAGGCACAGAATTCCATAAAGCAATCCAAAAATATTTAGAACTTGCACCGAGGTGGGCAGGAGTAACACATGAATTAGGTAATTCAATTGGGGAAGAAATCACTCGTATAGCAAGAATGCCTCAAGCCCTTCGTATTGACTACAGCGAATTAAAGAAAGAAGAAAACAAGAAAATTTTTAAGAAAGATGGGATGTTAAGAAAGAATTTAAAAGTATCTAAAGAGATACATGAGAAATACATCGAGATTATAAAATCTTTGGGGCTAGAAGAATATGAAGAAATTTCAACTATAAATTTTGTTCACGGTGCAATGAGACGGAAAGATCAGAAGTTAGAAAGTTTTATAGCGAATGAAGATGATGTGTTCTATAAAGGCGACTTTGATCTTGCAGAGAAAACAGGCGGTTTGGTTGAGCCAATTACATTAATTGAATATCAAGAAACCTATCTTGCTGAACTTAAAAAGAGAGAAGCGAATCAATAAGGGGGGCATGAAGGTGAGTGCCTTAGGATACAGGTATGACAAAAAAGAAATAGACCAAATATTGAAAACTCTTGTTATCACTGTGGACACACGTGAACAAAAAAATCAGCATGTGCGTGAGTATTTCATGAAGAAAGACATTCCATTCGTTAACAGAACAATGAAGACTGGCGACTACGGTTGCTATATCCCTGCGAATCCTGAACTTGGAATTATCCGTGACACCTTCGTCAACGGCGCTGTGGAAAGAAAGAACGGTGTGGATGAGTTGGTTGAGTCGATTAAAGATCGTACACGCTTTGAAAATGAGTTGATTCGTTCTGTAAAGATGCCATTCACACTCCTGGTTGAAGACGTAGATGGATATGCAAAAATTCTCAACGGTAAATATCGAAGCAACTACAATCCAGTTTCGTTGCTCGGTTCTTTAAAAACATTTGAAGCAAGGTACAACTTCACGACTCACTTTATTAATCCAGCATATTCAGGCAACTACATTTATCACACATTACTTTATTTAGCGCGGGAGGTACTCAAATCATGAGAAGCAGAAAGAAATCAGAAAGAGAACGAGTAGAGCAGATGGACAACTTTGCATTACAAGCAAGTCAACCCATTTCACGATCTTTTAAATCATCATGTGGAGGATTTGGACTTATCATTCGCCACAAGAATAAAGCTGATCTTATTAAAGCGGTAATGGAAAAAGAAAAACGTGGTTGGGAACGAGCGATGAATATTAAAGAAGAGAGCGGATTCTATGTAGTCAAATTGGTCTTTAATCAAAAACCGATGAAGGAGCAGGTGTGATATGAAGCCTTCCCATTATGAATCAAAGATCGACCCACTCACTTATATGAAAGCCAACATGAGCCAAGCAAATTATGAAGGCTTTCTCATTGGCAATGTCATCAAATATGTGACCCGTTATCCAAAGAAGAACGGATTAGAAGATCTAAAGAAAGCAGCAGACTATTTGAATAAGGCAATTGAAATGCATGAAAAGGATACGAAAATAGATGCAGGTTGGATGAGAACAACGTTTGAACGAGCGGATAAACAATTTGAAGGAGAGAAGTTGTGATCGCGATTCTGTTTCTCATCCTGTGGGCAGTAGTAGCAACGTTGGCTATCTTATTCTTTAAAGGTGCATCCAAATACGATAAATAAAAAGGAGTTTTTAAAATGGAAAAAATCAAAGTTTGCTTACACAAGAAAAATGCACATACATTAGAACGCACAGAAGGAGGCGTCTGGTTCCTAGACGACAAAGAAATCACTCAAGAACAGGCGATTGAAGAACTTGTAGAAGCTACAGGGGATTTAGGTTACTGGTGCCAAGTTGCAAAGGATGTTCTTCCAGAGGATGAATTCCAATTAGTTCAAGAGTGTTATGAGTATCACGAAGAGTAGTATCCATAAACTGTAGGGGAGTGTTTTAGATGAGGAAAATAACTATTGAATATAAAACGACTGATGAGGCTTGCAAATATTGTGGGCAAGAATTAAGTAATGTTGATGAGAGTAGTATTAAGGAATTTATATTTGATGAGGAAAGAGTATTGTCTTACGGGAACTGGGAAGCTTCTATAGGTTCGCCTGATGATTTTCCTACTGACGTTATGGAATATGTGTTTGAAACGATAGTATTTTTTGCAGAAGATGCAGAATCAAAAGTAATAGTTAACGGGCAACAACTAAATAGGATGGAACAGTTTATTAAAGAAATTGTACAAAGCAGTTAAAGCGCAGTATGACCAAACAACTATAAGGAGGATTTACTATGAGAGAGATAAAATTCCGTGGAAAAGCAACTATGAGTGATAAGGAAATGGAAGAATTAAACCTTGTTCATTCAAATGGATGGGTGTACGGGAATCTAATTAAAGATGGGCAATTAGCATTTATTGTAGGTCCTGTAGCAGATTGGGACAGTGATTATTTAGCGCATGAATGGTGGTTAATTGTTGAGAATGAGACAGTAGGGCAAGCGACAGGGCTAAAGGATAAGAACGGTACGGAGATCTATGAGGGGGATATTGTTATGTATTACAAAAACAACCCAAGGAGCGTGGTTGTATACAATGCGGGTGGTTTCTGTCTTTACACTAACGGTGTATACGATCCGTTTTATGAGCTTGATGGACGTTTAAAAGTTGTGGGGAACATCCACCAACACCCGGAGTTACTAAACAATTAGGCTACTGCCACTAGGAGGATAAGCAATGATATTAGACATGAATGACAGTTACACACAATGCCAAGTAATAAATATCCTAGATAACCAATCCAAAGAGGCGGAAACAAAGGCTAGGATTAGTTTTATTTTGAAACCTAAATTAACCATCGACGGAAATCAATGGTGCGCATTATACGGAGATAGCTTAGCGGATGGCGTTGTAGGATTCGGCGATACTCCAGATGAAGCTTATGCGAACTTTGATAAGAATTGGTACCAAAAACTATAAAAACTACTATAGGAGGCGTTTTGTATGGAACTTTTGCATAAATGCGTTGAATGTAACCGTGATGCTGTGAGGGATGAAGGGAAATCTACTGAAAATTGGGATGTTTACGTTATGACATGTACCTATTGTGGTGGAGAAATAAAGCTTTCACTTAAATGATACTGCCTATATAGGAGGGGAAACGGAATGATTGAAATTTCTAAAGTGGATCGATCTTACTTGAAATGCCAGTCTTGTGACGCTTTAAGTCCTTTGCACATCTCAATAGGTGACGAGTTACATAGTCGATCTATTAGATTATGTTTTTTATGTATAACAGAATTAAAAGACAAGGCTACTACTGTGTAGGAGGAAGGATCATGCAAATAAAAACTAGGTTGTTTGATGATTATGATGAGAATGCATTTGAGAAGATGAACGAATTTTTAAAACAAAACATTATCGTTGATGTGAAAATGAATACTACATTAGCTCCAAGTGGTCAATTTTTTAGAAGTTACTTGGTTCTCTATCAAGCTGTATAGGAGGAAGAGGGATGGATGCAATTAAATTAGAGTGGGAAAACGTTCAATACTGGGGTGAGATTAATCATCCTGATCTAGGATTAGTAAAAACATATTTCAGCGGCGGATCTGATGTTTATACAAATCCAGAGGTCGATGAAGATGGAAATATCTATACGAATAAATTTTGTCTTGATTCATTCAATTGGACAGATTCAATTGAAATAGGTACTTATGAAAAAGGAATGAAGTTTATTAATTTTATTGAATTCGTTTAACGCTCCCCTCTGTGGGGAGTATCACATTTTGAAAGTGAGGGATATAAATGATCTACGTAATTAGTTACTTGATAATTGGAATGATCATTGCAGGTTTACTGTTTGGTAAATCCTTTGATTGGATAATGAAGAACACTTTCTCTGACGAAGAAATAAAACTAATCATCACAGACAATGAAACAGATGAAATGAAAAACAAGATAATGGGTGCGATGGTTATTAACTTAATCCTTTCAATTCTAATGGTTTTCTTCTATCCATTCATGACAATTCTTTATCTCGGTTACTGGTTATCAAAACGAAAAGTAAAGGGTGAAAAAGCATGAACCTACAACGACTATTCAAAATTCAAGCAGAATTAGATACCGCAATCATCGAAAAGAAAGGCTTGCATGGTAAAGACTTACTAGCTGATCGCATCTTAGCGTTACTCGTAGAACTAGGAGAATGTGCCAACGAGTGGAGAGGGTTTAAGTTTTGGAGCGAGGATCAAGAACCGAGAACTTTTGCATCGAGAATGAAGTACAGTGATCCAGTTAATAGGCATGGTGCTTACCCAGTTTCTTATAGTCCGCTCCTTGAAGAATACGTAGACTGTTTGCACTTTGTGTTGAGTATTGGTAATTCATTAATGGAAAAGTATAAGTTCCAGATAGAGTATGAAATGCCTTTCAAAGTGTTGCACTCAATACCTGGACAACAGTTTTTAACCGTATTTGCAAGAGTTAACGACATAGATTCTATGGATTTTGCGGGCGGGTATGAAAGTCACAAATACAGAAATTCTTATGAAGCATTGTTGAAAGATTTCTTTGGGCTAGGTACAACACTTCGCTTTTCGTGGGAAGAAGTAGAAACAGCTTATCTTCAAAAGAACAAAATCAACCATGAACGGCAAGTTACGGGGTATTGATGATGAGAGTAACAATTGTTTTAAAGAGTGGCTATAACATGAACGGTCACGTGGTTAATGACAACTTTAAAGGGCTTTTGCATGGCTGGAAAAACAACGAATATATTGAATTGAGTTCAGACGGTCAAATCAATGCAATCATATTGTCCAGTGAAATTGCTTCAATGTACAGGCAAGCGGAAGGGGCGTAATTATATGTCTTCTCCTGTGGACAGCCATAACTTAACAGACGCTGAAAAACGAGTCATCCTCGACTCCTTCGACTACATCCAACACTTCTACTTCAGCATCAAAAAACAGCAACCGAGCGGATGGAGCAATACGGACTATGACAAGATGGCTTTAATCAACAGCATAAGAGCAAAATGGGCACTTGGAATCGAACTGAAAGAATAATGGGGTGGAGTGATGGAACAGCATGAGTTGTTCGACCTTCCAGAGTTGGACAGGCAAAAGACAAAAGAAGCTGTAGAAGAAGCATTTGTAAAATACCGAATGTACAAATACCTACACTTCGAAGATCGAGAAGCTTCTATTACATCGCCATTTAAAGATGTAGTTGTAAAATCAAGTGGTACCAGTGATAAAACATCAGATGCTGCTATCTACAATGCAGACATGAAGGAATATCAAAAACGTTTCTGTGATCGATTAGAACGAGTTGTAAAACGACTTCCTTCATTAGAACAATTTCTAATCGAAAAAAGATACATGGAAAGAGATGCGGACTATGTAACAGATCTAAAGATGTACAATTTCGTATTTCAACCACCAATAAGCGCAAAGTTCTACTACAAGCTTCAACGAAACGCTTTTTACAAAATAGCTTTAGCAATGGATTTTGTTTAA